GGTTAGTGTCTATGCTAATCGAGGATACATATTGCAGCATTGACCGAATTCGTGAAAAGACGAGTTCGGTTTTGCTGCTTTTGTCTTTTGGCAAGGATAGTCTTGTATTGCTGGATATGATCTATCCCAAATTTGACAGGATAGTATGTGCCTTCATGTATTTCGTCCCCGGACTGGATCATATTGAACGCTGGGTGAAGTGGGCTAAGGCTAAATACCCTAAAATAGAGATTATACAGGTACCACATTGGAACTTGACCTACATACTAAGAACTGGTATGTACTGCGTACCTAATCCGAAAGTGAAGCTTTTGAAGCTCGCTGATGTGGTTAAATCCATGAAATTGAAATATGGGATTGATTATGTCTTTTTGGGTATGAAGAAAGCCGATTCAATGAACAGGCGTTTGATGCTGAATAGCTTAGAGTTCCCATACGAAAAGAACGGGATGTGTTATCCTTTGGCTGATTTCACACAAAGGGATATCCTTGCTTACATGAGGCAAAAGGGACTACCCGAACCTGTTAGATACTCGAAGTCTGCTAGTGGTGGGGTTGGTTTTAATCTTGATTGTTTTCTGTGGTTAGAATCCCATTATCCACAAGATTTAGAGAAGATATACAAGGCCTTTCCAATGAGTAGAAGAATATTATTTGAACACTATAATGGAACTAAGTAAATACATAAAATCAGAATCGGTAGAGCTTAAACGTTCTGCCATTCATTTCGCTGATTATAATCCACGTACTCTTTCTGACGACGAGAAGAAAACGCTTAAGCGGGGTATAAAGAAATTCGGTCTCGTTGGCGGGTTAGTAGTCAACAAGCATACAGGTATGACAGTAGTCAGTGGGCACCAACGTTTAACGGTTATGGATGAGTTAAACAAGTTTCCCGACAATGACTATATCATTCGGGTAGATGTGATAGACGTTGAAGAAAAGCAGGAAAAGGAGCTTTGTATTCTCCTAAATAATCCAAATGCCCAAGGAAAATGGGATGATAATAAACTTCGTGAGCTTATCCCTGATATAGACTACAAAGATGCAGGGTTGACAGATGTAGACCTAAACCTAATAGGTTGTGATTATCTTCTCCAGACAGAAGAAGAAAATTCTTTGGCTGATGCCCTTACTGATATGATGGCACCTGTTACCGAACAGAAAGAAGTTGAAAAAGAAGCTAAGCAGTTAGAGAAAGCCGAGAAGACAGCTCACATGAAAGAAGTCAAAGAACAAGTTAAGCAGGCAGCTCAAGAGAAAGCAAACGATATGGATGCTTACCTGATGCTTTCTTTCGATACCTACGAAGCGAAATCTGCTTTTATGGAAAGATTCGGTTATAACCCAGAAGATAAGTTTATAAAGGGAGAAGTGTTTGACGAACAAATAGAAAGGGTAGATTAAGATGGCAAGACCAAAGTTTGACTACAATAGCAACGAGTTCTACGAAGAGTTATTCGCTCTCGCTTTTCAAGGATTGACCGATGCGGAGATAGCAGACGGACTGTCCGACAAGTTCGGTCAGACTTTAACGCCCGGAGTATTTTGCAAAATGAAAAACGGAAACTATGAGGGATGGAATAAGAAGCAAAATGAAGAGCGTTCAGAGCGTATATCGCAAGTGTTAGCGCACGCCCGTCGTAAAATCAACTCGATTGTGCGTGGTGCATACTTGAAAGCCGCTTTGGGTGGAAAGAAAATAAAGAGCAAAACAATCACGAAGAGGAAGCTTCGCATTGATGGTGTATATACAGATGATGAAGATATACAAACATCTGAGACAGAACAAGAACTTCCTTATAATATGCAGGCAATGTCTACTTGGCTTTATCACCATGATGAAGAGTGGAGAAAGGTAGAGCGCAAACAAGATGAAGATGCGAGCGATATCCCCTCAGAGATCAATCAAGGTGTTAATATTGATTCTTGGATTAAGAAGGAGGTAGGCAAATGATTTGTCCTCAGACTATTTACCATCCGTTATACACCGATAAAGAGAAGTTCATTATCCTTATCACAGGAGGTAGAGGATCGGGGAAAAGCTTTAATGCAGCCACCTTCATAGAGCGATTAACTTTTGAACTCACTCCGGCCGAAAGGATTGTTCATCAGGTACTCTATACTCGTTATACGATGGTTTCCGCTAACATGTCTATCATTCCCGAAATGATGGAGAAGATACAACTAGACGGTACCGACAAATATTTCTCCACCACCAAGACGGATGTGGTAAACAAGATGACGAATAGTCATATCATGTTCCGGGGAATAAAAACTTCATCTGGGAACCAGACGGCAAAGCTGAAATCCATTCACGGGATAACAACATTTGTTTGTGATGAAGCGGAAGAATGGACTAGTGAACAGGACTTTGAAAAGATCATGCTCTCTATCCGTCAGAAAGGAATCCAGAACCGGATCATCATTATCATGAACCCGACGGATTCCAATCACTTCATCTACAAGCGATACATAGAGAATACCCATAAGCTTGTCAACATTGACGGTGTGGATGTTCAGATCTCCACTCATCCAAATGTGCTTCATATCCACACTACCTATCTGGACAATGTAGACAACCTTTCTCCGCAGTTTATTGATGAAGTTCAAAGAATGAAGGTAGAAAATCCAGAGAAGTATGGTCATACGGTTATCGGTCGTTGGGCGGATGTGGCTGAGGGAGCTGTATTCAAGAAATGGGGCATAGTTAAGGAGTTCCCGGCATGGGCAAAGAAAATAGCTCTGGGGCAAGACTTCGGATATAGTAACGACGTTTCTGCGACTGTAAGATGTGGTATTATTGATAACGCTCTTTACGTGGATGAACTGTGTTATCAAGCGGGGATGCTTACCAATGATTTAGCCAACACACTAAGGCCGTGGGGATTAAAAGTCTTTTCCGAATCTGCCGATCCTCGTTTAATTCAGGAGATAAAGAACAGAGGCGTAAACATCTATCCAGTAGATAAGAGTTCCATTGATGGCAAAGGTTCTATTATTGCAGGCATTGAAAAAATCAAAGACATGGAACTGTTTGTCACAGAACGGTCATATAATCTCATTAAAGAGCTTCGGAATTACGTTTGGGATAAAGATAAGGACGGCAACTATATCAACACCCCCGTTGACAAGGATAATCATTGCTTCACTGGGGATACGCTTATTACTACATATGAAGGCGAAAAAAGAATAGATAGAATTACTGTCGATGATTATGTTTTAACCTCAAAAGGGTACAAAAAGATAAATAAATTATTCGATAATGGATTTAGAAAAGTCTTGCATATAAGGCTAATTTTTACTGATTTTATAGTGGAAGTTAAAGCGACTCCCGATCATAAATTTAAAACAAAAGATGGATGGAAACAGCTACAACAGTTAACAAAAGGGGATGTGTTATACCTATGCAAGTCTTCAATGGCAAAGAGTATAGATTGCACACAGGCGAACGCTATTTTACAAGAGGAAAATATAAGATGCACAGAGAAGTATGGCAATTCTATCATGGCAAGATACCAAAAGGATACCATGTACACCATAAAGACGAAAATCGATTCAACAACGCAATTGAAAACCTCGAATTGCTTGAATCTCGGAAACATCTTAGTCAGCACATGCAAGAGCATATGCAACAAGATGGTTTTATTGATGAACTCAGGGAGCGAATGGATGAAGCCAGAATCTATGCGAATAAATGGCATGGATCAGAAAAAGGAATGGAATGGCATCGTGAACATGGGAAGATGGTTGCTGAAAACCTTAAACCAAAAGAGTTTATTTGCCAACAATGCGGATGTAAATTTGAAAAAAAGCCACAAGGGCAAATTAAATTTTGCTCCAACAAGTGTAAATCTGCATATAGACGAGCGTCAGGCGTTGATAATGAAACAAGATACTGCAAACAGTGTGGGAAACCGTTTATTATTGGGAAATACCTCAAAGGTGAATATTGTGGCAAGGAATGTGCGGCAAAACATTTATCAGAAACAAAGAGGATGCCCGATGTTGAAAAAACGTGTGCAGTTTGCGGAAAGAAGTTTTTCACTAGACCAACGGCAAGGGGAAAACAGTTTTGCAGCAGGAAATGTGCAGGGCAATATTCCGCAGCCGTTCGACCTGAAAGAGATAGAGATAGTGGGGGAAGGTATTTGTAATGTGTACGATCTGAATGTGAATGATGAGCATGAATATTTCGCTAATGGGATATTAGTTCATAATTGCATGGATGCTACTCGTTACTATGTACTTGGATGCCTATTAGGACGTATTTTGAAGCCGAAAGATTTAACAGGAGTATTCACGCATTAAGATATTTGGCTATGATAAGTTTACAAGAAATATTAGCATTAGAGGATATTGATCAGAAGATTCAATACCTCAAGAAAGGGAGAAAGACAGAGCTTCCCGACCGTAGAAAATTGTGGGAAGACTGGAACCCTGATCTTCATGAGATAATGACGGATAAGAAAAAGTATCCTGATCGCAAGGTACTCAAAGAGGAAGCAAAGAAGATCTTTGATGAAAAGGCAGGTAAAACGTATGAGTTAGAAGCAAAGTACGAAACGGAAGAAGTAAACCGTATTACGATACCTTTGGAACAGGATATTGTGAATATTCAAACGGCTTTCACCGTTGGTACCGAGCCGTCAATGGATTGCACACCTTCCGATGATAACGAGAAAGGATTATTGGCTGCTTTGAAGTCAGTGCTGCAAAAGAATAAGATCAAATACCAGAATAAGAGAGTTGTGCGTTCTTGGTTATCCGAGCAGGAAGTAGCCGAATATTGGTATGTGACTGATGATGACTCTTTCTGGACTAAGTTTTGGGCAAAAGTGAAGACTGCTTTCGGAGGTAAGGCCAAACCCACAAAGAAACTTCGTAGTGTTCTGTGGTCTCCATTCAGGGGTGATAAGCTTTACCCGTTCTTTGATGATTACGGGGATTTAGTCGCCATCTCCCGTGAGTTTAAAAAGAAAGATTTGGATGATACAGAAATAAGTGTGTTCATGACGGTAACCAAGGATTCTGTCTACCAGTGGGAATTAAATAAAACGTGGTCCACCCCGGAAGGTAAGTCGTTCAAACATGGATTTCCTAAGCTTCCTGTTCTTTATGCCTACCGTCCTGAGACGTATTGCCACAAGGTTAAGACTTTCCGGGTACGGTTGGAGAAGTTGCTATCCAGTTATGCTGATTGCATAGATTACCATTTTTTCCCTATATTGCAATTAGTTGGTGATGTAGAGGGATTCACAGGCAAGAAGAAAGATCGTATTGTGAAGCTGATGGGAGAGGGCGCAGGGGCTTCGTACCTGACTTGGGATCAAGTGCCAACGACAATAGAACTCGAATTGAAAACTTTGTTTGAGAAAGCCTATTCCATGACTAATACTCCTCAGATAAGCTTTGAGAGTTTAAAGGGATCTGGTAACGCTTTATCTGGTGTGGCTTTTGATTATGTCTTCTTATCCACTCACTTGCAAGTTGAGAACCATGCGGAGGTAATAGGAGACTTCATGCAAAGGCGTGTGAACTTCCTTGTATCTGCTTTGGGTACCATTAATCCTTATGAGTTTGACAAAGCTTCACAAACGATAGATATCGATGTGGATATCGTTCCCTATAGGCTTGATAATATTGCTGATAAAGTTACTACTGCGGTAACTGCTGTTGATGGGCAGATTTGGTCACGGAGGGAAGGTATTATGTTTGCCGGTAATGCAGACCGTATAGAGAGTGAGTTAAAGGAAATCGAAGAGGAGCAAGCAGCAATGGATAATAAAATCGGAGAAAAAGAACAGAAAATAGCTTCTTAGTCAGAAAAATTACGGGGTTTATAATTTTGATACAAGACAAATAGAACATATAGCGGTGATTTTTCGGAGTTGCCGCTATTTTTTTTATAAAATAATTCGTCTATAAGTTGCGCAATTGTGTAACTCGCATTATCTTTGTGATATGAAACGCAGAATTATAGCATTCGGGCAATATTACCATGACTTTATTGCTTCCCTTAATGAAAAAGAGGTGATGAAAGTTAAGTATGTGTTATCTTTGTTGGAAACATACGACCGAGTACCAATAAAGTTTATAAAGTTCATACGTGATGGGTTATATGAGCTGAGAATCGAATATAATGGCAATATATATCGTATATTTTTCATCTTTGATGATGGGCAGGTAGTTGTGTTATTTAATGGTTTTCAAAAGAAAACGCAAAAAACACCTACTTCGGAAATAGATAAAGCTTTAAAAATAAAGGAGGAGTATTATGACTACAAAGAACAACATGCTGACTGATATTAGTGCTGAATTAGAAAAGGAATTCGGTAAACATGGTACACCTGAACGTGCAAAGTTTGATGAAGAAGCCTATGCCTTCTACACCAGTCAAATTTTGCTTGATGCAAGGAAGAATGCAAGATTGACTCAAGAGGAACTGGCAAAGCGTATCGGGGCTAATAAATCATATATTTCCCGTATTGAAAAAGGCACCACCGTTCCCAGTGTTGCGACCTTCTATCGGATCGTTAATGCTTTGGGGTTAACGGTTGATTTAAATCCGACTGTATAATGAAGATAGTTGAAGTAATTGTAGAACATGCTGGTAAGAACTTGAGTGCTTATATTGAGGGTACTCCGATAATTACTGTAGGCAATGACATGCGTGAGGTTGAGGAGAATATGAAAGAGGCTATTGAGCTATATCTGGAAGATAATCCTAATCCTTGTGAATTGTTATCAGGTGAATTTGAACTGAAATTTGTTCGATAGTTTTTTAATGTCTTACGCTTGAAATAAATTTTAATATTGATAAATCTAATAAAAAAACGTTATGGAAACAATTAGGCTTGGGAATGATGAATTTATCCTGTTCATCAGAAAAAATCAAAAAGATGGAGGAAAGGCCTCCAAGACAAAAAACAATCATTTGGGAAGTAGTATTTGGAAGTTCATAGAGCAAAAGGCCTTAGGTAACAAAGTTTCTGATAAAAGCATACCTTGTAAATGGAATCCTATTGATTGTAATGATGAGGGGCTCGGGCTTCCTAAGACAGCAACTCAATTTAATATAGAAATTTGTATGCTCCCTAAGTTATATGATTTTTTATATAAATTATCCCAAGAATAAGTGAAATGTGTGGATATGACAAAGATCCAAACCGAAACAGCTTACAAAGCCGCTATGGAAAGAATAGAAGACTTCTTCCATTGGTGGATGATGGTACTCCATTGACTGAGAAGAATCTAATAGAATTGGATTTATTGTCTGGACTTGTAGAAGAGTATGAGGATGCACATTATCCTATCAAGACCCCTTCTTTGGCTGATGTAATAAAATAGCCTGTTCTATCATTAAAAGTTTGAGTTATGGGTACGATTACGAAAGAACAATATGAATTTGCGTTGGCTAGAGTGGAAGAGCTTTTGCCGATGGTCGATGATAACACCCCTGCAAATGATAAGAATGCAGTGGAGCTTACAGTCGTGTCAGATATAGTAATTGCATACGAAAAAGAACATTTTCCGATAGAAAAGCCGACTCTATCTGAATTGATAGAATTATCACTCGAGGAAAAAGGTGTGACCTAAAGATAGTTCACAGGCTCGATTGGTATAAGTCCTTATTTCTTTGGGGCATTTAGAACCACTCTAAAAATCTCAAGATTGCTTTGCAGAGCATTGAATATTCCTATGGCATTGTATCTGAATGTTTTGAGTACTGGATTCAAATATTTTTTTTGTGTAAATAAGTGAAAACTATCAATATATTTTCTTTCTAATCCTTCTTTTAAACTATTTTTGTATTTAATTTGAGTGAAAATTGTATCAATTAGGTTACATCTGAGTTTTAAAAATAATTTATAAAATAAAAAAATACAACAATAATGAGCAGCTATTTTTACTTGAAAGCTGAACAAAATGCCCAGAATTCAAGATTCATACAAGATTTGGAAAAGTTTTCGAATGATAATAAAAAGTTGATTTATGTTTTAGATCGTCCCCTTACAGATCAAAAATATTCCTATAAGTATACTAAAGCGCTAATAGTTTTGTCTCCTAAAAACAAAATTGCAATAATTGATTATGGATATACTAATGAATGGGAAGATTATGTAGAGGATGTTCTTGAAGATGTTGGCTCTATATCCGATAAATATCTTTATAAAGATATTATAGGGAGACCAAGAAAATGGAAGGATGTATTATTGGATACATTCAGATTAGATGCTATTGAAGATATAGATGACTTCTTTAAAAATATAGAACTGGTAGATGAGAAAGAGAAAAAGAAACTAGATTTAATTATTTCATTATTTATTGGTAGTATAAATGATGTTGAAAGGGTAAAAGAAGATGTCCCGACTACAGTTTTAGATAAAGTTAAACAAAAAATACAATTATTTGATGGGGATCAAACTCGTTTTATATATGAAGAACCTAAAAGTAAAAGAATAACAATACAAGGATTGTCTGGAACGGGAAAAACAGAATTATTATTGCATAAATTAAAAGATTTATATATTAATGATACTTCTTCTGTAATATTTTTTACTTGTCATAATAAAATTTTGGCTGATAATCTAAAAAAAAGAATTCCTTCTTTCTTTAATTTCATGAGGGTTGAGCAACAAATAGAATGGGAAAAAAGATTATGGTGTGCTAATGCGTGGGGATCAAGTTCCGAGGTTAATTCTGGGGCTTATAGGTATATTTGTGGCTTTTATCAAATTTCTTTTTTTCGTTTTTCATATCAAATGTCTTTTAGTCGAGCTTGTAAATTAGCCATTGATGAAATTAAGGAAAAGCACTCTGATGATATGAAATATGCTTTCACTTATATGTTCATAGACGAAAGCCAAGACTTTGATGAAACTTTTTTTGAATTATGCGAATTGGTGACGGAAAAGAATGTTTATGTTGCGGGAGATATCTTTCAGAGTATTTTTGATGAGAATATATCAAATACTATAGAACCAAATTTTTTGTTAGGAAAATGCTACCGAACAGATCCTAAAACTTTAATGTTTGCACATGCGCTTGGTATGGGATTATTTGAAAAAAATAAATTAAGATGGCTTGAGGAAAAAGAATGGAAAGATTGTGGATATAATATAAAGGTTGAACATGCAAAATATCACTTGAGCCGAGAGCCACTAAGGCGCTTTGAAGATTTAGATGAAGATTTCGAAAGTATAGAAATAGTTGAAATAGAACAAAGCTTTTCAAATACGATTATTCGTCTTATGAAACAAATTATTGAAGAAAACAAAACTATTCAACCAGATGATATTGGTATTATTCTTTTAGATCAAGACAAAGATGTCTATAGATTAGCCGATATCTTAGATGTTAAAATCCAAGAATGTTTTGATTGGGAAGTAAATAAAGCGTATGAAACCAAAGAGAAACGGCTTAATTCAGTTCTTATCAGTAATAGAAATAATGTTAAAGGCTTAGAATTCCCATTTGTAATATGTGTTACCAAAAAGATTATTAACAATCCTAGCTACAGAAATTCTATTTACACAATGCTCACTCGCTCATTTATAAAATCTTTCTTGTTAACACAGCCGAAAAGTCTAACAGATGGTATGATTGATGGATTGAAGCAAATTGTTAAAGAAAAAAAAATGGTTATTCAGGAGCCTACAGAGAAAGAAAAAGAAAAGATCAGAACTAGATTTAAATATAGTTTAAAAAAACTCTCTCATTATGATTTAATGCAAGAAATATTTGTAAAATTGAATGTAGAGAAACAGTATCATGATAAATTATTTCAACTTACTCAGCAGATGGATATGCTAGAGAGTGGAGAAGAAACTCTTTTAGCTTTTATAAAAGATAATCTCAAATATATTATGCGATAACAGTGTGAAAACAATAGAATGTAAAATATTGCCATTTCAGGAAAAAAATATATTTTCTCCTTTAAGAAATAAAGTTGATTATGCTAAATTGCTAATGTTTTCAGCTCGTATGTTGCTATTGAATTATGAGTCAAAAATGTCACCATCTAGTAGTATGAAACTTATTGTAGAAAAGATGAATAGATTGTTTTTCTATAAAAAGGGTAAATACTTTAGTATCTCTTTCCCTTTTAATGTATTATTTGACGGGGATAAAATAGCTAGCATTACATCTTATTCTAGTAGAGAAGTTGATTTTAAAAGTATTTCAGCTGTAATTTCTATTTTAGATAATGAACAGTTTTTAAAGAATCCTTCATTAATTGATTTTTATATAGAACCTTCTGATACAGATTTTACTGGGTTGTTTTTGCTGGAAGAAATATTCCAATTCGAGCCATCATATATAAGATATGACCATGATATAGAGCGAGAAAATGGAAAACTACACCCTTTACATCATTTAGATGTTAATTATTCTATGTATGGAACTTTTAAAATAGGATTAAATGATGCTATTACACAGCAATACTTTGAAGATTTGCAGGATATAAATAAAGAATGTTCTTATATTGTAGACTAATTTATAGATATCGCCTTTACTACCTCTCCTGTTATAGACTTACCAAAGGACATAATGGATTGGAAGCTCACTTAGTGTATGTTACAATTCCGTAGCAATATTAGTTTCACATTTAAAATAGCGACATCTGTTAGTGCATGTAGATTGCTTTCTGATTTTATTTCAATTCATTTACTCCAACTTCACGTTTTTTGTTTAAAAGCGCACCTTCCCTCACTTGCTAGCTTTCCGACCTCTAAAAAATTCCCACAGAAATACACAATAAGTACTTTTATACTGATTTTACGACAATGGAGCGATTGTCGTGAATGCGAGCATTAATTATATGTCTATAACCTTTATAGGCAGTAAATTTACTCAAAATTCAATAATTAAAATTCATACGGTATGAAAGAAAAGATTCTAGCAGCATTAAAAACGAAATTTGTCGGTATTGATGATGCTATCTTAACCCGAATAGCTGAAAAGAGAGCTGAGGGTGTAACGGACGAAAGCCAAATACCTACCATTGTGGAGGGAGTTAGTTTTCAGGACGTGTTAACAAGTTATGGCGATTTCCGTGCCGGGGATGCCTCTAACTCCGCAGTTAGAAACTACGAGAAGAAGCATAGTCTTAAAGACGGTAAATCAGTAGAGAATCCCGATCCGAAACCAGAACCTATTCAGGTACCTAAAACAGATGACATGGCTACCATGATAGCCAATGCCGTTAGTGCAGCCGTTAAGCCTCTTTCGGATAAACTCGCAGGCTTTGAGCAGAAAGAATCACAGGTTACACGCCAAACGCAGGTTCTTGCAAAAGCCAAAGAGTACGGTATTCCCGAATCATTCGCTAAAAAAGTCTCTATTGCTGAGGATGCTGATTTGGATACTTATTTCAAGGAGCTAAAACAGGATTTCGCCAATGTAGGCTTTGAAGGCGTGAAAAGCCCGGAATCATCCGAGACGAAATTTGAGAAAGAAAGTACCGAGATCGCAAATCTGATTAACAAAGGTACTGAAGAGATTGTAGAACAAAATAAATAGTAAAAATGAGTGCAGGATTTAAGTACAACTTGACCCCGGAAGCATCGGTAGAAGAAAGATACGATGTAAGTACGGGTATTCGTCGTAGAGGGCCGTATAAGCTTGATACGTCAAACCTGAATACAGGTGACATGCTTTCTTCATTTATTCCCGTGGCTGCCGACTTGAAATACAAGAAGTGCAATGTAGTGAGAAATGTGAAGGTGGTAGAAGCCTATACTTCGGGAGGTACGAGCATTAGAATCAAGAAAGGTTCTTATGCCTATGCAGGCATGTTTTTGGGTAATGGAACGAAAGGTACGTCTGTATCGGCTATCGACAAATCGAACACTGGTTACGATGTGTTGACTGTGGCTGATTTTGGTGCGGATATCACAAAAGACACAGTCCTTTTCGAGGCAACTGCTGCCAGTGGAGTAACTCCTAAAAACGTAGCAAATTCCGCTCTTTATGAGAGCCGGAAAGTAGAAGATGGTATCAATTTGGTTGCGCTGTTATCGGCAGCCCGTGAGATTGAGCCAGATAAGTTAGTAGTTCCTTTCTCTGACAAGGACAAAGTGAACTTGGGTAAGGATTTTCAATTTAATGAATAGGAGGATTAATATATGATGTTGACTATTGAAACTCTATTTAATGATGCGAACATTATTTCGGCTATCATTAGACGTGTTACACAAACGAGATTAGACACCATTTATTGGTTGCAGTATCTTGATTTCCGCAGAACGACTGCCCGTGTATTCAAAGACTATATCGGTACTGTTTCGGGTGTAATGGCAGGTTCTGTTAATTCACGCTATGGTGAGAAACCTATCCGTGAGCGTCGAAATATCGGTTCCGGGTATGGTGAAATTGCCTACTTGGGTGATCGCTACCAAATGTCTATTGACCGTCTTTCCGATTTGCAAGACTTGATTGATAAATTCAATGCTGCTAAGACTACTGATCAAAATGCAGCTCTGAATGAAATTGTGAACTTTATCTATGACGATTTCCGTCAGGTAATGTTAGCGGCTCACAAGCGTATGGATTTGGTTGTAGGCTCATTGCTCATGACTGGATCTGCAAACGTGAAGAACAAAGACAATCGTACGGATGCGAATACTCCGGATGTATTGGAAATTGATCTTCCATTCAAATTCATCACCCCTGAGGCTGCCGTAGCTGATAAGTTCATCTCTTATTTGCAAAAACAGATTAATTCCTTAAAGGCCGATTATGGGACATTTTCGAAGATGATTATGTCACGTGGTACTTTCGTGAAGAACATTGTAGGTAGTCCCGAATTGGGAGATAAGTTCAAGATGGTTCTTGGACAGCGTGAGGTGTTGGCAAGTGCTGCTTTGGTGACTTCCGAACTTGCATCTCAGGTGTTTACCGGCATCGGTCTTCCGGCTATTGAAATCAAAGAGGATTATGTGAAAGATCAGACAGGTAAGAACCAACCTGTTTATGCAGATGGGCGCATAACCTTATTACAGCAAGATAAGGTTGGCTATATGCGTTTCCATACTCCGTATGAAGCTACTGATCCAGTACCGGGGCGTACATATAGCCGTGCGGATGGTGATATGCTTATCTCTCAGGTAAGGGACGACAAAGGTCGTTACCTTGAATACACTGCTGAGTGGATTCCTCAGATCAGTAATCCTACGCAGATCGTGAATTTCGATTTATCAACTATTAATGCAGTTCAGGAGGGCTAAAAGATGAAAGTAAAAATTATTGGTATTTTTCGTGATAAGTTCACTAAAGAGCTATACCATGTTGGAAAAGAGTTTGAAATAGCTGATGAATCCCGTGTAGAGGATTTGACCTCTCGTGGATTGGTTGAAGCTGTCGAAGTGAAGAAAGAAGAGAAGAAAGAGATTCTTTCCCTCTTTGAAAAAGAGTTCGAGAAGAAAGTAATTGTTGATGCTTTGAAAGCTATTGGCGAGAAAGCAAGCATGAACATGAAAGAGGATACTCTTATTACCAATGTGACTGCTTTGGATGAAGAGAAAACGAAAGCTTTGAAAGAGGCTCTAGGCATTGAAGCATGATAACAAGTGACTACATAAAACAAAAGTTTCAGACCTTCGGCATTCAATTGTCGGAGGCTGACCTTTTGGATATCTCTCTTGGATTAGATGAAGAGGTGACTTTTGATAACAAGCTCAAAATAGATGTTGCTATTGCGAAGTTCGTCCCTTCTCTCTTACTCCGTGCGCAATCAATTTCAGAAAGTGGATTTTCGATGTCTTGGAACATTCAGGGCATTAAAGACTACTATTCATGGGCTTGCAAGCAGTACGGATTAAAAGATGAGTTAAGTAATAAGCCTAAAGTAACATTTCTATGATTTTCGCCCCTCATATATTACAAGTTAAAGTTACCACCGAGCCGGATCATAACGAATACGGGCAACCAATTCCCGGTACAGGCGGTGAGAGCTGGCAAACAGTATGCGGATGTCGTTGTGATGATAACACAAACAAAGAGTTTACTTCTGAGAACGGTTCTGTGTACAGACCTAACTACCATGTGGTATGTGAGAAGAATGTCTCTCTGAAAACAGGTGATGAAGTCAGATGTATGGATGGGGATATGGTGAGAGGAAAAGGAACGGTTTACACTGTCAAGTCAACTAACTATTTTAACTACTCAGAGCTATGGATGTAGGTTTCGACTTTTCCGATGTGGATTCCTTCTTTCAGGAGGAAGAAGCCAGAGTACTTGCCAAAGAGCATGAGATAGGAGAGGAAGCCATTCAATACGCTAAAGAGCAGGGTAATTATAAAGACCATACAGGGCATTTGAGGGCATCCAATGATTACGAGGTAGACAAGGAGGGGTTAACTCTGAAAAACGAAGCGGAATACGCTTCATTCGTAGAATCCAAGGGGTTTGATGTTTTAGGTAGTGCAGCTTTACATGCTGAAAAACGGCTAAAAGAAGAATTTGAATAATGATAGTAAGTAATGACATAGCAAATATCCTTTATCGTGACTGCAAAGCTTTCGGTATTAAAATCTATCCCGATGGTGAAACGCCTACGGGTGAGGTTACGGAAGAACGAGTTGTCATTCATGCCAAAGCCCAAACTTCGGGAACTTACTGGAAGAAAGGTTTTGTAGAAGTAAATATTTGCGTGCCAGATTCAAGTGAGAACTCCGCTAATTCCGTTCGTTTGGGCGAGCTTGAAAGAGAGGCTCAAACGATATTGGATGATGTCGTAAGTTCTTATGATGGAAGTTGTTATCGCTATTCAATTAATTCTATAGGTCGGGAAGCGGACACTGCTTTAAAGTGTCATTATGTGAATTGCAGATTATTATTTGAAGTATTAAATGTTAAATAATTATGATTACAGCAGCAGGTATTAAAAGAATTTTATACGCTGAGACAAGCGTAATTGCGGCCGATCTTACGGGCACAGCTTTGAAAGCGATCATAGATGCCGCAGCCACCGCAAAGCATGAGATTTCTAACGTACATGGCGACACATGGAGTTTGGAGGAATCCGAACCAAGTACCACTCGTTATAAGAACGCTTTGACAGGGCAGAATTACCGTCAGGATACCGAAATGGGGGATATTCAGGCATCCTTTACCATCGGGCAATATGACTATCAAACAAAGGCCGATTTAATGGGCGGTGATGTTATCAAGAACGGGGATAAGGTTGTAGGTTGGAAACGTGCCAGTGGCATTGTTGAAACATACAAATGCCTTATCTTCCAAACGAAAGATAATCAATGGTGTGTATTCCCTAAAGGAGCCGTGACAACTCGTGAGGCTAATACGGATAAGGCTATTGGTTTGGCACTCTCAGGGGTAGCATTGGAACCGGGAGTTGATGGTGTTCGCTCCGAATATTGGTTTGATGATTCGGAAGTGGTAACAAAGGGATAAGATTGATTTTTAGGATAACAGACGGGTGGAGTGGCTAGATCACCTCACCCGTTTTAAATTTGAAGAAGTATGAATGAAGCAGCTAAATTAGTGTCGGATAGTCTACTAGGTGAGGACTTCGCCACAATACACATAAAGAATAAGTATTATACAGTTTATCCACCAACAATAAAAGTTATCTGCCGGACATGCTCGGCTTTTTCCAAGATAGGTTTGGATGGTAACTATAGTAAATTGACTGTCATCGGGGAGATTCCTGAAAACATACCACACATCATTAAGGGGCTTTCGGCATTGATCGTTGGTGATACACGCAACTGGAGATGGAAAGCTCACAAAGTAGGTAAAGCCTTCCAATCAGCCACGAATAGCGATATAAAAGACGCATGGGAAACTGTTCTTCCTTTAATGGATGGCGGGAGTTTTTTCGAATATGCGCTTTCCATGAAGAGCGCCGCAAAGATAGTAGCAAAGGAGAAGTTGTAGGAAACGATACGATGTTAGGGCAAATTGCTTCATTTATGGAAAATCTTCATTTGTCTTATAAAGAAGTTTTTGAGGTGATCCCTTACCGTAATTTGATAATCATGCAAAAGGATAAATTACACGAAGTAACAGGTGAATTAGTACAAGAAAGTTCAGGCAAAGATATGGCATCAAGAAGGAGGCAAAAGTAATGGCAAAATTATACTTTAAAGTCAGTAGCGATTACCAAGAAGTTATAAGGCTACGTAACGAGATAGCGAAATTAGAGACACAGATAAAGTCTATGGACGTTAATAAGGCTCCACAGGCTGTTGCTGTACTCAACAATCAGATGCAACAGGCCAAACAGCAAATGCGGGGAATGGTCGAAGAAGCTGCCGTAGCAGGAGCTGTGATGCAGAATGACTTCAAACAGAAGATTTATCAAGGCTCACAGGCTGTAAATGACTTCACTCAAAAGATTATCATTCAAAAAACGGTTGTTAAAGATATTGAAGCGGATGTGCGAAGATTGTCTGATGCTTACAAGAAAGTTCGTAATAACCCATTGCAGGCAAATTCAGCCTTGGGTGAATTGAATGCTGCAAAGAAGGCACTTCAAGAAGAAAAATCAACTCTCTTTGGATTACAAACAGAACAGTCAAATGCTCGTTTATCAGTTAAGAAACTCCGTGATGAATACTCACTGTATAAAGATGACGCAAAGAATGTAGTAAATGCTAATGGTGGTATGTCGATGTCTTTCGGCAAGATGCTTGGAGTAATAGGTGGAGTTGCTGCATTAAAACAGTTAGGATCAGAACTCATTCATGTCAAAGGTCAGTTTGAATCGATTGAAATTGCATTAGACACAATGCTTGGCAGTAAGGAAAAGGCTGATACCTTGCTCGCAGAAGTAAAAAGCTATGCAACGGTTTCTCCTTTAACGCTAACCGATATCTCTTCCGCCACACAAATGATGCTTGGCTTCAATATTGAGGCAGAGAAAGTTCCGACTTACTTTAAAGCCATCGGTGATATATCAATGGGAGACACTCAGAAGTTTAACTCTTTAACTCTGGCATTCTCTCAAATGTCTGCTACAGGCAAGCTTATGGGGCAGGATTTAAACCAAATGATTAATGCTGGTTTCAATCCATTACAGGTTATTGCCCAAAAGACAGGTAAGAGTATAGCAGAGCTCAAAGATGAAATGTCGAAAGGTGCGGTTTCTTCTGAAATGGTTCAGCAGGCCTTTATTGATGCAACAAGTGCCGGTGGCAAGTTCTACAAGATGTCAGAAAACGCCTCTAAAACTATCAATGGGCAACTTTCCATGATGCAAGATGCTTTGGATAGAGTCTTTAATGAGATTGGAACAGACGGGGAAGGCGCAATCATGGGAGCTATTAAGGGTACCACATCTTTGATCCAGAGCTATGAGACCGTAGGGAAAGTCTTGGTAGGATTGATTGGTACTTATGGTTTGTATCGTACGGCTGTAATGCTTTCAACTATGGCCACAAGTGAACATACATTAGCAGAGATCGCACTAACAAATGTTCGGATGCTCGCCCGAAGGGCTCAATTGGCTCTTAATTCGGCAATGCTTACCAATCCTTATGTAGCTGTTGCTGTAGCCGTAGGAACTGTAGTTACAGCAATGTGGGCTTTCTCCGATTCTACCACAGAGGCTGAAAAAGCGCAAGCAAAACTTAATTCGTCTATAGAATACCAAACTAGTGCTATTAATAAATATGAGAATACGGCGAAGGAATTAATCGGGATCATAAAAGATGAAATTAGTACTCAATACGATAAGCAAAAGGCGTTGGATGTACTTCAAAAAATGATGCCTTCCATATTTAAGAATATGGATATAGAATCAATAAAATTAGCAGAGCAATTAGGTCTTTACAAAGAAATAGCGAAGTGGAAAAATAATCAGGCTATGATAGGGGCAAAGGCAAGTGTCGTTTTGCGTGAGAAAGAGCTGTCTGATTTGAAGTCAAAAACCGCAAAAGGGAATCTAAAGGACATCGATAATCCCTTGGTAAAGCTTAAAGAAGCCGAGCTACGTATAGCAAAAGATTATGTGTTTCAACTTGAAGAGATAAATGAAAAAGCAAAATTCGGATCACAACCTAAATCAGTACAAGCTGAATCTTTGAAAGCTAGGGAAAAAGTACTAAAGGATGAGATTTCAAAGATGGAATACGAGAAAGAACAATCGGATAAGAATGGTTCTTTCTATGGAATGGAAGGGGTATTATCAGCTAAGAAAGGACAATTAAGGGAAATAACGAGTCAATTAAAAACTCTAAACTCAGCATCTAAAGAGACATTGCTAGATAAGGACTATTGGGATAAATTAAAAAAGGATTCCCAAGAAACAATAAATTCAATTTCGGTAGATACGGTGAAGCTTCTTAAAGCGGGAAAGACAACTGGGATAGATGCCAAAACTGTTTCTTCTTATAAAAAGGCGACTGACGGCATTAAAAAAGCCAATGAAAACATAGCCATTTACGACACTACGGGAAAGGCTGATAAGAAAGCTGAATCACAGGAAGAAAAGCTTCGTAAAGAAACAGATAAATATAATGTTCTTCTTTCTAAGCAGGCTTCAGAAGAGCAACGGACGGCCGAAGATTTACAAATGAAAACGGATGAAGCTCGCATTAAATCTATGGATGATGGGAGTAAAAAGACCATTGAACAGATGGAGCTAAACTTCGAGAAAGAGATGCAGGCTATTGATCGAGAAAAAGAAAATCGTTTTAGGGAGAAAATAGATAATGCCCGTACTGTTTTTGAATCTAATCCACAAAATAAAGGCAAGTCTTTTGATGCTTCAGGCATCTCTTTGTCGGATGCTGAAATAAAAGACTTCAACGAACAATATAAGGCGGCCATTGCCGAGTATGGAAAGGAGGTAGACAAGCAGAATGCAACAGGCATACAGGTCATGAATGACTACCTGAAAGAATATGGGACTTTCCAACAAAAGAAGCTTGCTATAGCGCAGGAATATGATGAGAAAATAGCTAAGTCGACAGATGAATGGCAGAAAAAGTCTTTAGAGGAACAGAAAACCTCCGCAATTGGAAAGGTAGATATAGAATCCATAAAGGCAGATATTGATTGGGTTTCCGTATTCAGTGAATTCGGGGGAATGTTTAAAAGTATAACAGAGCCTATACTTGAAAAGGCTAAAGAGTATACCAAAACAAAGGATTTTAAGCAATCTGGAGCAACTGATCAGAAAACGTTGGTTGACGCTATAAATAAGATGGAAGAGTCAATGGGCGTTGGTGGCTCTCTTAATTTTAAGAAGCTTGGTACTGATATGGCGGCCTATCAGTTAGCTATCAACTCGCTAAAAAATGCCAAGATTGA